TTGGGTCTTTCCTATAATTATGCAGGAATTGTGAAATTGCACAAGCGGATTTTCCTTCATATTCTGATGCTTCATTAATTGAATTGAAAATTAAAATAGTTCCATCTTTTAATATACATTTTACAGTTTTGAAATGACCAATTCTACATTTTTCCTTTGTTATTGGATTATTTGAATTTTCCTTGCTTGTCACAATTCTAAGGTTTTCAACTCTGTTGTCTGTTTTTATAGTATTTATATGGTCTACTTCCTTATTATAAATATCACCAATGAATGTTTCTGCTACCAATCTGTGCAATTTATGTGTTTTTCTTATTCCATCTTTGTTTGTTAAACTTATTCTATAATATCCCTTATTATCAAACGCCTGACTTAAAATTTTACCCTTTAATACAAACTGATAGTTTTTGGTGTATTTAAATCCTTTTACAATTCTGTCTAATGACCTTATTCTTCCTAAGTTGCTAATTTCATAATAGCCTTCATAACCTTTTATAGGTTTCCAAATTTCTTTACTCATAATTCTTAACGGTATTAAATTATTTATACGGTTTTTTAAATAAAGGGGAAAGTCACCGTTAACTTTTTCAAATGGTTAATTACTCCATCCTATCCCCATTATTTTATATTCTAATTTTTTATATAAATATCAATTGTTATATGTTGCAGGAACGTGTCCTCATAAAAGTCCTCAAATGAGTTCAATATTTGGATGTCCTGTATGTTTTGTGTTTCTTTATGTTCAAGTGCCTCCGCAACCGCATCAGCAAGAACAACAGATTCTTCATATTTCATAGAAGCAACAATGATTTCAAGTGTTGCTATCTCATCATCAATGTCCTTGTTGCTTGCAGGTCTGTAATTGTTTCTTCTGTAAACAACAAATGGAAATGTGGTCTTTGGTGTTGCAATCAACGGAAAAACCTTGCTTCCAATGCCTGCAATGTTTGCCTGCGTGAGTAATGCGTTTATGTCCTTACCTATGCTGAAATTCTTCATTGATGTTCTATTTTGTCAAATGCGTTTTGCACTGATTGCATTATTGTCTGTTCAAGTGTTGAGTTCTCAACCGCTTGTTTGAAGAAGTACAAAGGCTTTATTGCACCTGTTGAATGTGCTCCACTGCTCTTCAATCTATCCCTTACCGTGCTGTTTCTGTTTCTTGCTCCCTTGTATCTTACTTCTGTACCTGCCTCAAACCATTTAAGTCTGTAATCTCCCATTATTGAGACTGACACCTCTTTTGCATCTTTATGTCCGCTTATCTGAATACCCTCAAAGAGTTCACCGCCTTGCCCCCAATTGACCCACGGAGAATGATGTGTGGCACTTTCTCCCATTTTGGACTTGAACAACTCTCTTGCCTTTAATTGGATTCCCTTGCCTCCGCTTCTCAACGCATAATAAATGACAGCGTTGGTCCAATCAGGGTTTCCAACTGTCTTAAACCACTTGTCATAATCTTTGGTTGTTATGGTTACGGAGTTACTCATTTATCAGTTCTGTATTAACTATGATGTCATTATATTCTCTTCTGTGTTCCACTGTCAAGACCCTGTATCTCTTTCCTTGCCACTCTATCTGTGATGTCTCTGTAATTGGAACATAACTTCTTAAATTGAACCTTTTTGTGTAGTCAAAGACAATTTCATTGTTCTCATTGTGTCTGTTACCACTTGTGTATTCAACCTTTGCCCTTGTGGTGTAGGTCTTTTCATAAGTGGTTTCACGTTCACCGAAATCATTGATTACCTCTGTTGGTGAATATATGTCTATTACTTCATTTAAACGTCCTGCTATCATCTTATCTCAATTGGTGGTTCATTATTACCGTTATAGTTCTTATACAGTGCAATGATGTACTCATAAGCGTGTGGCAATGATGATGTACTCACATAACTGACACTTTCCCGTGAAGCGTAATATGTGCCAATAAGCATTAACATTGCGTGTTGTAAAGCACTTGGAATATTGCCATTCTCATCTTCTAATTCTTTTAATGGCTTATCTATGTGTCTCTGTACAACATTTTCAGTGACAACAGCCAAGTCCATTAAGTACTCATCATCATCATGAAAATGTTCATCAATGTTTAGTTGTTTCTTTATTTGATATAGTTGCAAATACATAAGCCTTTATAAATTGAAATTATATTTGGTGGGGTATATTTCAACCCCACCGTTTTATTGAAAATGTCAGATATTATTCAGTTACCACTTCACCTACAACAAATGCGTCAGGATTTACCTTAACTGCGTCGAAATAGGCATTAACCACAATGTTCACCTTTGCTTCTTTTGAAGCGGTGTATGGGTCAACAAGTATATCAAGAGCACCGAACTGACCGATTGCAAGATTGCTCCAATCACCGTAAATGAACACCTTGTCAGTGCCAAGATGAGAAGTGTTGAGTGCGGTAGTACCGTCAACAGAACCGTTCTCATAAACCATGCCTGTTGCGTTAGTACCCTTTATCATTCCACGCATTGCGGCCTTACATTTGTTGCTCATCACGTACTTGCATTCACCGAGCACGTTTGCATCCTCGACATCACTTTCTGCTTCACACAGAGTTGCAAAGTCAGCAACTTCAGTTGCAGTTACACCATTCTGCATTCCAATTGGCGCTACAACAGATGCACCACCTGCCTTACCGTCACCATCACCAAGAATGGTTTGTTCAAGTTTGGTGTTGATAGCATTAATCAAGTCCTCACGGATAGCGTTTTCAACATCTGAGGACGTTTGGGTCAATAACATCTTACTCACGGAGATGTAAGCCGTAATGCGCTTAGGACTTAATGTGACGTGGTCCATTGTGCCTGCACCGTCTTTTGCTGTTGCATTCTCACCTTCCCAAAATACATTCTCTGCGGTCATGCGTGGAATTTGTACATTTCCAACCAAGCCTGTGAGGAACTTGGCACCTGCTTGAACTAATACGTTCTTTGCACGGAGAGGTCTCACAATGTCCAAAATGTCAGTTGCAACTACGTCTTCCCCTTCAGATGATACAGTAATGTCTGCACGGTTTTCAACAGGAATTTGAATCTGCCCCTGTGTGTTGATGCCTGCCTTTCTTGCTTGGCGGTCACCCTCTTCAATAACTGCCTTGGTAATGTCATCCATAGGCTTGTTGTTCACAATGTTGCGTATAGCCGTCAAAAGGCTGAATTGTTCTTTCTTCATGTTGTTAGTAATATTACTTCTTTTATTTTCTTCTTTTGGTTTTTCTTCTTCCTGAGGTTCTTTTTCCTCATCCTCTACGGACAGTTCTGCAATTCTCTGTTGAAGTGCCTTCAACTCTTCATCCTTTTCCTTAATCTGTCCTTTGAGGTCTTCAATTTCCTTTTCTTCCTCTTCTGTGAGGTCACGCACTTCAGTTTTGCACTTTTCTATGATGTCCTGTGCCTTTCTCTTCAATTGCGCTCTCTCATCTTGAAGTTGGACTGAATTAACTTTTCTCATAAGTGTGTTATTTTTATAGTTAAGTTCTTTATTATAAATAGTGTAAAAGTCTGAAAAAAATCAAGATTTTAAAGTTTTTCTATTTCCTCTTTTATTTTATTCAATTTTTCCTCAATCTGCGCAAAACCATCCAACCTTCTTCTGACAGAAGTTGTTGTTTTATATGCAGGTTGAAATACAGGACTTACATCAAACAGTCTGTCAATCTTGTTTATAGTTCTGTAATGTTTTCCGTTCCTCATCTCCCACACATCACCGTCTTTTGGAATTGTGAAAGCAAAGGATGAATTATTAATTTCACCTCTTGACAAATAACTTAACAACTCATCACCTAATGCTGTGTTTGGTGCTTCAAACCTGTAATGCAAACCGTCTTCTTCCAACCATAGTTTCAATGTACCGTTACCATTGCGACTTCTTGCCAATACACCCCTGTCAGAATTGTGGTCTAAGTATGCAAATATATCACTGTTGTTTATGGTGTCCTCTGTTATTGCGTTTGGTGATATTCTTTCTATGAAACCCATATCAACGCTATCAGAATTGAAGACAACGGCAAGACCCTCAACGGTTCTTGAGTCCTCTGAAGAACGTTTGATTTGGTTTTGTATATTTCTGATTTCTATTTCTGTTCCTAATTCCATTGAAGAACGTTTTATTTGGTTCTGTATATTTCTGATTTCTATTTCCATAATAAAAATGAATTAGTTTTTTATTCACTTGGTATTGGTTGAATTCTGCTTGCGTAATTGCTCCAATTGGTTGCCGTCTTGTATGCTTCAACACTTTCTGCGGGAACATAAATTGGGTATCTAGGAAGGGCAGATGATGTAACGTTAAAGGTGTTAGAGGTTATTGTTGGCGGTGTTGTAGCCTTAACTGTAACACTTGCTATTCTAATTGCACCCGTTGAATTTATTACCTGAAAAGCATTACCACCAATTGAAGTGATGCCTGTTCCGACAATAACCGTTGTAAAAGCATCAGCGAAAGCATCACTACCAATTGTTGTCACGCTGTCAGGAACATTAACTGTTATATCTCTTCTACAGTGTTGAAATGCACCATTGCCAATTGAAGTGACACCATTTCCTATTGCTACACTTGTAAGACTTCTACAATTAGAGAAAGCATTGTTACCAATTGAAGTGACACTGTCAGGTATTGTTATACTTGCAAAAGAACAGTTTTTGAAAGTGTAATTTTTAATTTCAGTTACTGTGTTTGGTATTGCCAAATCTGTTATCTTAACATCATTCAAATACAAGTCACCAAAAGCATTAAGCGGATGTGAGTTCTGACTATATAAAGTGACACCACACCAACTACTTAAATCATTTATTGTTAATTTATTTAGACTTCTACAATTAGAGAAAGCATTGTTACCAATTGAAGTGACACTGTCAGGTATTGTTATACTTGCAAGACTTGAACAACCATATAAAGCATTGTTACCAATTGAAGTGACACTGTCAGGTATTGTCACACTTGTAAGACTTGTACAATTAGAGAAAGCACCATCACCGATTGAAGTGACACTGTCAGGTATTGTCACACTTGTAAGACTTGTACAATTAGAGAAAGCAGTACTACCAATTGAAGTGTGTCCATTTGGTATTGTTACAGTTTCAAAATATTTTTTACCATCAAATTCCCCCGTTGCTCCTGTAACACTTGAAAGTTCAACACCTTCCAATACTCTTGCACCACCACCAACATTCACAGTTGCGGTTTCATATTCCCTTACATTAATCTCTTCTCCGTTCTCAGTTATCTCAATGTCACCCGTTGGGATGATATAACCCTCAGGAATTGGAACATCCACAGTTGCGGTTGCATATTGTGAAATGTCAATTTCATCACCGTTCTCAGTTATTTCAATGTCTCCCGTTGGTGTTAATGCGTTATATATGGTGTCTGAACCGTCAATGTTATTTGTTCTAAAATGTGAAGAGTTGTTCTCTTTCACAAAATAGAGAATTCCACATTTCAAGTCCTGTCCATTATTTGTGTCAGAATTGAATTTTGACAATG